GTTAGATTCTGCATTAGGATTCCCGGAAGATTCGGCAATGGCCACGCTGCGCGACAATCCGTCGGGTAAATGATAGAGGTTTTCAAGCTTGGCCATTGCCGGCCGCATCCAACTTAGAAGCGCGGCGCCAGAGGCGGTAGGCTGCGGAGGGGTCCCGTTAGCGCTATCACTTCCGACACCGCCGAACCCGTCGTCCATTAGCCCCTTAGACCAGTCCATGATCTTGGCGCCCGGGGAACGAGTCCCCTTAACCACGCGGGTAAGGGTGTTTTCCATCTTGGGAAAACTATCGATTATTTGCTGGCGGAAATTGTCGATCGGGCCGGCCAGCCCGCCGGCTAGGTTCGCGCCAATCTTATCCCGCGCCCTGCCGGCCATCATGCCGAAATCACCCAGAGACGTCATGAACCTATTGGATTGCACTGCGGCCTGATCAGCGTTAAAACCAATAGCCTTCGCCATAGCGGTATATTCATCGCTGAACTGTCCAAGGTCGCGCTGCATGGCCACCAGCGTATTTTTGTCAATGCCAAGCATTTGGGTGTACTGATTGGTGCGGTAGTCCGGCATTTTGCTGAGCTGGGAGCCAACGCCGGTAAACATGCTGTCTATATCGCGCATGTTGCCGCCGGCATCGCGCGTCTGCACGCCTAACCTGTTGACGCCCCCCTCGGCGCCAGGGTTGCTACGCATGAAGCGCGTCATGCTTTCGCCCTGGGCGGCGGATGCACTGCTCTCCGTTTGAGAGGCAGCATAACCTATTGCCTTGATTCCCTCGACCGTGGCCCCGGTAAGCTGCGACGCCCAATAGAGGTTATCCGGCCCGCTGGCAATTTTTGTCGTGAACAGCACCACGGAAGTCGCGGCACCTTCGACCGTGGCGCCAAGCTTGACGATGTTATCCGTTACGTCGGTAATGACCGACATAAATCTGTTGGCGCCAGCGCCGTCAACTTGGAAGCCGAGGCTTATCAGGAATTCTTTCAATACATCAGCTTGCATTGTCAGCTCTCCATTTTTCGATGCGCTCTTTATTTTCGGCTTTGATTTCTAGCCAGTCATTCATCCGAGCAATGTCGGCCAGATCAATGGAACCGTCTTTCAGTGCGGTGTAAGAGATAAGCCCGGCGTCAACGGGCGCCATTAAAAAGTCCTCGCCATCCGGCATTGATTCCAGCGCTACGCCGCCGACGTATTCGGCGGCTGAGTCTCTGTGGCGGGGAGTTCTCGCAAAAAATTTCCGAGAGAGTCGCCCACCACACGACCCACTAACTGCAGCATTTCGATCATATCGATGTCGTCAAACATCATTTCGCCTTGCACAAAAATGGGCGTCCAATTTTTCCCGTGTTTGCGCGCGACAACGGCCAAGCATGGATAGATAACCGCGTTGGCATCATCATCGCTTAATGCTGATAATGAGTCGGCGATTTTCGGTATCATCGTTTCCATAATAGCCATGGTGTCACCTTTGCCCACCATGCCCTTTAGGGACTGAAAATCGCCCAGCATGCCGGCGAGAATGGGCAGTAATTTGCGCGTAACTTTAAACTGATCAAACACGCTCAACTTTGCCGCCCGGTACTCGTTACCCTTGATCTCAAATTCCATGGATTAAAACTCCCCAAGCACTTCATCAATCAAACCGGCGTCAAAATTCCATGCAACAATTCCCGCAACCTTCGGGTTATTCCAATCCGGTTGTTTTTGAAACGCGACTGAACGACAACTCACGATATCGCCGCTCGTTTTGTTTCGAAGCAGAATCACGTTATTTCCCCATAAGGCAGAAGACAAACTTTGCGCGTTATACATCAACGACAATTTTTTATTAATCGGGGAAGTTTTGAGCAGATTTACCGTGACTACTCCGCTCTTAGAGGCGTGTAGGCTATGCATGACCGAACCGTCGGCCCCAGTGGTCATGGTGTTTTTTGACTCAGCCATAACCACATTGACGCCTTCATCGGAATTTCCGGCGCCGGCACCGAGATCTATTGAACCTGATGGCCCGGCAAACGTCCCGGATACATCTATAAAAGAGTAAGCACCCATATCATCTTCCTTTTATCGAACTACGGTAATAGCAACTGAGTCATAGTGAACAGCCCCGGCCAGCTTGCCAGCGACTTGGATCGGGACGCCTTTGCGTGCCTCCCGATCTGCCTGTAATTGATTGTCGACGCTATCAGCGTACGTGTAATAGCCTTTGGTCAGGTAATCGCCCGTGCTGAGTTGGCCGATGGGACCGCCAGTCCACTTACCGGGCGCAAACAGACCGTTCTTAACAGCCTGATCGAGTACTAACTCGATATTCGCCATGCGCGTGGTCGTGCCCGCATCGGTCTGCGGTATTTTCGTTGTGCTGGTATACAGCGTGTTGTAGTCCGTCGTCTGGACCGTATTTTGTAACCAGTCCAGGCCGTGGCGTTCATCAAAGAAATCGCCATTGGACATAACGCCCTGTTCGATAATTGCCGTGTCGTTGTCGTACAGCACGTAGACGTTGCAATTTTTCGCTTCCAGCGCATTGGCTTGCGCAGCGGTAAGCGTTTCATAAGTAATACCTGGCTCAGTTTTGAATTTGAGCGTGATCGCGGTATTGCTGGCGGTGAAATCGACGGTAAACGCGCGGGAAAATGCCGAAATAGCCGCGTAACGACTGCTAGAGCTATATTGAATAAAGGTACGGCCAAGCGCTGCAGCTTTTAATTTAAAGGCGATATCTGTCGTTGACGCCGTCGACAAAATACCCGCTTCTTGAGAGGTCACGGCAAAGATGCGCGATACGGTAGCCGCCTGCAGCGCCGTGGCCACTGAAATAATAGCAGCGTCATCAGCATCAGCCGTGTCCGCGATATGCAGTCCGTACCAGTTGTTAAAGTCGAGACACGTATTAACGGCCTGCAACAGAGTTTCAACCGCGCCAGCTTCGCCCGTGGCGAGCGTTTTCGCCCAGCGGCCGACATAGAGCTGTGTTGGTTGTGGTGACTGTGAAAACCAAATCGAAGCCCCCTTGTACTCTTCGCTGTCCACGCCGAAGTCCGTGCCGATATCATC